ATGCCCTTTGGACTGGCGCTCAGTCTGCAAACGATATTGATTTCGCTTCAGGCACTTCAAGCATTGAAGAAACTCTTCTTTCTATGATTGAGAAAGCTGACGAGATCAATATGCTTGATGATGGAAATCGTTTCCTCATCGTTAAGCCAGAGCAGCGTAAGCAGCTTCTTGGTGTAGCTAACTTCGTACAGGCCGATCGTTACGGCGACCGTACACCTATCGTATCTGGCGAACTTGGCTCCCTTTACGGCGTTCGTGTTGTTATGGTTAACCTCAACGGTGCTACTGCTGCAACTCTTGGCGGATCTTTCGGTGATGGCAAAATCATGCTTGTCCACCGTGAGTCTCTTGGTTTTGCTTTCCACCGTCAACCGGCCCACGACATGGAAAAAGCTATCGAGTACGGTGCTGGTTCTATGGCGCACACTTGGGATGTTAAATACGGCCTCAAGGCAATGCAGGGCGGAGCTCTCATCGTTCGTGCTTGGAACATTCCTTAATAGTTAATGCGTAAACCTGTTGGAAGAATACCTAAATTCATCTCCTCTGAGAGTCCGAAAGGGCTCCAGAGGAAGATGTTACAAGTACAATCAAAACTAGGTTATGGTGTTGAGTGGTTTGACATTCAGCACGATAAAAAGCAATGGATTGCATGGTACATTGATCAGGATGACATTACTCTCCTAAATGTGGAGGAAAAGCTTGATACCACAACCAGCTAGTGGAACAGAAAGAGACAGAAGCTTTAAAAGCTATGTTGAATCACCAACTAGAGGTGCTGACGGCACTGCTCAAGAAGTGTTCGTTGGTAATGCCATCGAGGCAGAGCTAGTTGAAACAATTTCACAACAAATTTTAAAAGCACCAGACAGAAATAAGCAATTTACATGGCTTGATTTCGGTTCAAGAAACGAAAGAGTTAGTACAATCGTTTATACAGCTCCTTCAGTAGGGGCATATATATTAACAAAAACATTTTCCTATTCACTTTCAGGCAATGCTTATAGGCTAGATAGTGAAATATTAGTTTTAACATAATCGGAGTTTAAAAATGAAATTAGTAGATTTAAAGCTACTTGATAGCGTTGGTGGAACATACGACCAGACTAGAACTACAATTCAAGGTCGAGTAAGTCAAAAGACCATTGATTCTAAACCAGTTCTTGGGCCTTCACCAACTAGATTCCTTGATGTCTTCTCGGACACTGCCGGTGCATTTACTCCTACCACTACAATGTTCGCCACAGATAACGGTCGAGTATTCATGATCGGTGCTGTTGCCGGTGGTGCTTTGCCTGTTGTGTGTTATGAAATTAACCAAGTGACAGGTGTTCATTCTTATGTGGGACGAGTAAATATATCTGTCCCTTCTTCTCCTGCAATTGTTCACACAATTCGTTCAATTAAGGTAATTGATAACGGTACTACAGGGTGGAAAATTTACATTATTGCAACAGGTACGGTTCTACTTGGTGGATCTGGTGTATTGCTTGCCAATAACTTAGCAAGAGCAGACTTCTCTCAAGTTTCTCCTCCAAATATTCCATTTGCTACAGGTAACAACCAAAAAGCAGTTTATCAACTTGGTCGTCTTGCATCTTTGAACTCAAGATCAATGACAATTACTCTTGGTACTCCAGTTAAATTTAACTTTACTGCACATGGGTTCCAAAACAATGATCAAGTTTATTTTACTTCTCAAGTTGGTTCAGCTTGGACATCTTCTACATTTGCTGTTAACACAAAATATTTTGTAAGAAACGTAGCAGCAGATTCATTCGAGCTCTCAGCCAGTTTTAACGGAGCTTCTATTGGTGCTGCTGCTGGCCCGACATCAGTAGTATTGCAGCCACTCAATCAAGAAATTGACTCATTTGGTGCAATCATTGACGTGGCAGCCGACCGCCTCTATACCCACGTGGGAACTGCCGCCAACCCACAGTATTTCGTGCGTGACACTTCAGTGGCTCCAACCTACTCACCCTTAACCGTTGATGTAACGTCGGGAACTCCTGCCAAGATCGGATTGGTCGCGCATGGTTTGACTGAAAACGAGCCAGTTCAATTCCTTGCTGGTACGCTGCCCGCTGCCTTTGCGCTCAATACGACCTACTTCGTGCGCGTTGTAACGGCTAACGACTTTGAGCTGTCAGCCACTGCTGGCGGTGCTTCGATTAACGCCCTGACAACCTCAACGGGTGTGACACTTGGGAAAGCGTTTGGCTACACCAATTCCCAATGGCTGCACTCAACAAGCATCCTTCCAGCAATTTCAGGTGTTCTGCTCGCCACGACTGACGTTGATGCAATTGCCACACCCACAAATGCTCCGCTTAACGGCTCACTCCTCAACGGTCAGAAGTGCGCCTTCTTTGCGACATCAACCAACCTGTACCTTGGCAGGCTTGATGAATTAACTGCCGGTGCAACCACATGGCCATCACTCACCACCTCGAACATGCTAGGATTTCCGTCCCAGATTGTTGCACCTGTTGTTGTTTCAGCCTCTTGGTCGGACGCACTTGATCACGCCATTGTGTTAATCGGTCAAGCAGCAACTAACGCATTCAGATTCATGCTTAAAAAGGTCGAAAACAATAAATTCACCACCTTGTTTGGCGACTCCTGCATGGAGTGGTACGAAGCTTCCTCTAAAGAAGCTTACGAGCTTAGACCATCACTTCCTTATCTTAACTTCACAAATAACTCTGGATGGTTGTTTGCTCTTTCAAGTGCAACTGGTCAAAGAGGTGTTTTTGCTTCTGATGTGAGATCGGACACAATCTTTGATTTCTCTTATATTGTTTCAAAAGTTTTAACCATACCACAAAACGCCATTATCAAGTCTGTTGATGTTAAAAGAGAACTCATTAAAACCGGAGGCGAGATTGACGTAAAATACCGCCTAGGTGGGTTTGGTTCTATTTCTAATGGATGGACATTGCTCGATGCTGATCAGGAGTTATCACTCGCAGCAGGCAGTCAGATTCAATTCAGACTAGATTTTAGAAGTCATTCAGCAGACAAAACAAGTCACGTTCAAGTTTCTGACTTGCTTGTGGGATATGAAGCTCAAGAAGAATTATCTGATAACTGGGAATATAGCTTCGATGATTCTGCTAGTGGATCACCTACTAGATCAGGGTTCAGGCTTAAGTCTGCATATCTTTCTGCCATTCCTTCAACTCTGACTTTTAGAGCATTTGACCTTAGTGGAACCCAGATTGTTGCTGATTCAATTACAGCTCAGCCTACTAGATTCCAATATTCAACAGATAATGGATTAACTTGGCTTGCTCTTGGAACGATTCCAAATGTTGTCGGCACACTTGTTAGATATACATTTACATCGCCTCCAGGAACAGACGTAAGACCATCACTTAAGGATGTTTAATGTCTAATCAGCTTATATCAGGCGGTACAATCACCCAGGGGACAACTCTGGGTGCTGAATTTGCCAATCAACTAATTACTGGTGGATCATTTCAGCCAACTTCTCAAGCATGTATTGTTGACCTGACTCCTCCTACGTTTGCAGGAATTGACTTTCTAACTAGAGGGCCATTGGGTCAGTTAAGAATGTCATGGCTATCAGGTTCAGATGCAACACTACCGATCAGGTATGAAGTTTATGTAAAGCCTGTTGATGATATTAATCTATTCCACGTTTCCAATATTGCCTTAATTACATCTCAGCTAAATGCAGATGTTTTTGCTCTCGGAAATGGAACACTTCTCCAGACTGGCGTTAGATACTATGTTGGTGTTCGTGCGGTTGACGCTGTTGGGAATAGAGATGCAAATACAGTTATCCTTAATCAGACAAGCCCAGGGATTACAGGAGCAACAAATGCCCAAATAAATGGTGTATTTGCTGTTAATACAAGCAACAATCTCATTGCGACATTTTGGGTTAATGATAACGATGGTGTGATTAACGATCCTGTCAGACTTGGAAGTGCTTCTTATGTTATCTATGACAGCACAGGGAATCTAGTCCCTAGTATGTCTGAGACTGGAATCACATTTGATTCGAATGGATTCTATGAGATTACTCCAAGACCATCAGTCTTAAATCTTGATAATACGTTCTACACTGTTAAGGTTCAGATACCTGTGGATGGTGTTCAGATAATTTACAATCTTCCTATTACATACCCTGAGGCAGGGCCAGAATACGAACCAAGAGCAGTATTCTCAATCAATGCAGCTAATCAGCTTCAGGTGTCAATGTGGGTTATCAAAAACGGTGAACAGATGAGCACTGATTTGGGTGCTGCTTCGTTTACTATTTATGATAAGGACGGTGTTACTGTGGGCATTTCACAGTCTGGAATTGTTGCCGATGTAAATGGGTTGTTTAAATCAACTCCAGTTAGTGCTAACAATTTAACAGACCTTACTCATTATACGGCAATTTTTTCTGTAGTTGCTGATTCTCAAGCCAGAAGAGGAGCTATTGGCCTAACCATAGCTGAGTAACATGAAAAGAGTACAGGTGCTTATATCAAATGATTTTGTTCAACCTTTAAAGCTAAGGTTTAACAATCCAATTGCATTAAGCAGCTTTACTCAAGTTTTAACCAAGCTTGGATTCAGTAAGCCCACAAAGAAGGATTATAAAATCAGAGCATGGGCAAAGTTTGATGCTGAAAATTTTGATGGTATTCAGCTTATTTCAGCACTATCACTTAATGGCAGGGATAAGTCCATCTCATCAGCAGAGTTTACTGTAAACTCAATCTCCATTGATGATATGTGGACAGAAACTGGTCTAGGTGTCTTTATAGGAACGCAAGCTGGTAATAAATTTATTGCTTCAGTTCCTCAATCAGCACTTAACCCCGTGATTCTTTCAGGTGATGTTAGCTTAAAGATTGATGTTAAAGTCACAGTTTTAAATAATGTTTATAAGGATTATTTTTACGTAAATCATCTTGGTATATTTGATGAGATGGTAAGAGCAAAGAATAAAATAAAGTTTCTAGAACTTACAAAGGCCGATGAATAGGAGTACAAAGTGCCGTTGAAAAAAGGTTATTCACAAAAATCAATTAGCTTTAACATTAAGAAAGAAAAAAAATCTGGCAAATCTCAAAAGCAAGCTGTTGCAATTGCTCTGTCTGTTGCAAAAGCTGCTAAGAAAGCAAAGAAAAAAAAGAAGTAAGGGGCGAAAATGATCTTCCTAAGCTGCATTCGTGAATCACTGGTTCAGGTCAATGACAAGACCAGAATTGACGTATCAAAGTCATTTGTTAGCGGATCTGGCATTACGGCAATTTCAATTAAGCCTGAAGCGAGCGGGGCATTTATCCCAGTTTACAACTCTAATCAGGCAAAATGGTACTTAGATTGGGCATACGCAACAAGCGGAACGAAGGTCATTTCAGTTCAGGCAACGGATGGGACTAGCACAGTAAGTCAAAACTTTGAATTAGAAGTGATTACAGAAGCAAATGATAATCTTTATTCATCTGATGAACAGATTTTTTCTATTGAGTCAGAGCTTAAAAGATATATCCCAGACGGTAAAAACAGCTTTAAGAATATTCACAGAGAAGCCCAGTCTAGGATTTTAAACTATCTTGATCGTAAAAGAATATGGTCATCCAACGGTGAACCGTATTCAAAAGACCAAGTTAATATTAATGGTGAGCTTTCTAAATGGTCTCTTTATGAGGCAATGTTTATCATTTATAGCGATTTATTTGTATCAGTGGGTGATAAGTTTGCAGAGAAAATAAATCAATATAAAGACCTTAGAAACTCTGAAAGAGATCGGGCATCTATCAGGATTGATAAAGACAATTCTGGTACATTTGATAGTAATGAAGAGATTCAGGATCTTAAGTCATTCAGGATGATTAGACGATGATTGGTGAGATCAGGAATTACATTAAGGAAATGATTTTAGAGGTCGATCCAGACTTTAAAGAGAATCCATCTGCTTTCTATGATGGAGATATTGGGGAGCCTATCCTTGATTCATCCTATCAGATAAGCATCAACAGCCTGACTAAGGATTTTCGAACTGATTACACAGAAAGGACAATGGCGGTGGTTGTATCTATTTTTGGGCTTGGTTACAGGTCGGAAATAGAAAACTACGATTTACTGCTAGATAAGGCGATCTGTATTGAAGACAAAATCTTAGATTTACAAAATTTCCATAATATTGAGACAATCAGTAACATAATCAGTAACGGCATCGAGGCCAGTAAGTTGCCTTCTAACGATGACGGATTTAAGATTGATATTAATTTAACGCTTACACAAGCTTATACAAGGGAGTAAACAATGGCATTATGTTCATCTGCCAAATCAACAGAGCAACGATTAGAAGCAATGAAGTGGTATTTCGGTAAGAGACATTGCCGTACAATCACTTTCGCTGCTGATGTTGCAGGTTCACAGGATGGTAAATATTTCGATCTTAACGTGATCGGTTCAGATTATAAGGAAAAAAGATATGTTGTTCAGCTTTCTGATGGTACTGCTACCCCACCAAGCCTTGCTTCAGATCAAACACTCGTTACTGTTACATACACTTCAGGGGCTAGTGCTTCTGCTATTGCGGCCCTATTTGTTACGGCGTTAGCAGCAATCAAGGTTCGTTGTGAACAATCTGGTGCTGCTGTTGAAGTTCAAAACCATTTTGTGGGAAAGATCACAACTGAAGTCACTTCAGGTGCAACTGGAATCACTTTCGTGATTGGTGCTGCTGGCTTCGGTGGTTATATCGGTCAGACTGGTGAATCAGAACTTACGACTACAGTTGAAGTTGTTCAGCTTCTTGATGATGCTCAAGGATCTGTAGTTCTTGACGAAATCATTACTGGATATAGCGCAGAAATCACAATCCCTCTTAAGGAAATGACTACTCAGCGTTGGCAAGACCTTGTTGGTGAGGTCACTGGTAACAACATCACTGTAAGCGGTGAAGAAATTACTGGATGGGGGACAAAGAAGCTTTATCAGTCCATGTTCAATTACTCAGGTCGTCTTGTTGGTCATCCAATCAGAAACCTTGAAACAAACATTTCAGAAGATATTGTTATGCTTAACACAGCTCCTAAGCTTGAAAGCATCAACTTCTCTGGTGCATCTGTACAGGAGGCTTCCTTCTTGTTTACTTCATATAAAGATGCAAACGCAGCAGAAGAGATTAACCTTCTCGCTCGTGGTGATCATTCTAAATTCTAAACTAATGGGGTCGGTTGTTGTAAGGTAACTGACCCCTATTTACAGGACACACAATGCTAGATTTTGATTTTAAAAAACTTCAGTTTAAATTTGACGGAAAAATATTTGAACTTGAATATCCAACAATAAAAAAGATCAATTCATTTAGGAAGGATCTTAAAAAGCCAGATTGTGATGAGGTCGAAGTGATTGTAGATTTTCTGTGCGATCTTGGAGCAGAAAAAGAGATTATTGAAAGACTTAGAGTCTCTCAACTGAATGCCCTTGTAGAAGAATTGACAAGTGAGCTTACGCTAAAAAAAAATTAAGTCCTGATGATATTCTGTTGGTAAAATTAGTAAGATTCTACCAACAATACAAAATAGAGGATTTTCTTAACATGGATGTTTCAACCTTTAACCTTCTAGTTAATGGAATGAAAAGACTTGAAGCGTCTGAGCATTTGATGGCCATGGATTGGTCAATCTATGCCCACATAAGCGACAAAGATAGAAAAAAGCAGCATAAAAAGTGGTACAAAGATGCATACCCAGAGGCGTTTGAAGAAAAAGTAGTTAAAACAAGTGATCTGGAGTTATTCTAATGTCAGAAACTATTAAGGTTCAGATAGATTTAGACTCTGAAAAACTCAATAAAACATTGGATGATTCTGCTAAAAACACTGAATCAAAATATAAGCAAATATCTGTAGAAATAGAAAAAAATCTATCTAACTCTTTTAATACAGCAACAAAATCAGCTCTTAATCTAAATGCTGCCCTTACAGGAATAGGGGCCGCTCTTATTACATCTCCACCTGCCGGAAAAGGTCTATACGGGACTATTTCTAAGCTAACATTTGTATCAGGTTCAATGTATGCACTTTCAGAAGCATTGGCACAAGTTGAGTCATCATTTGCTAAGGTTGCATCAATAGCACTAAAAACCATATCTGTTGTAACTGGTGGTCTCGCAGCAGCGTTTGGATTTGCAATCGTAGCTGGTTCAGAGTTTGCTCAAACTGTTGGCAACAGAATGGTTAGTGCCTTACAAAACTTAAGAGATTCTTCAAACGAATTTATTGCTAGTCAGAATGTATTAACAAAAGTTATCGACAACTATAATGCTGTAACCGGAAGTGCAATAGGAACCACAAAACAGTGGGAATCTGTAATTTCAGACCTATCAACAGAGCTCAATCTTTCTGTTAAGGAACTAAATAAATCAGCACAAGAAATTATATCAGTAGGTTCTCAGATAGGATTAACAGCAGATCAAATGCAGAAATTGACAAGAGTTTCTGCTGAATATGCAAAAGTAAACAATAAAGACGTATTTGAGACAACAATTGCACTTATAAATGGTCTAAATGGAAATTCTCAAGCAGCCCAAAATCTTGGAATTAAATTAACCGAGGCAAGCGTAAGGGCCTACGCATTTAAAAAGGGTATTACCGAATCATTTGAATCTTTATCAGATAACGAAAAAGTTCAAATAAGATACAATAAACTCCTTGATCAATATGCAAACATTACCGGAATTGCTGCTAACGTAGCTGGTCAGCTTGCCGATCAGGAAAATGCACTTTCAGTAGTTTTGGAAAAACTCAATTCCAGATTTGGCCAAGGCGTTGCCATAGTAGAAAATTACAACATTGTATCAAAAGCTCTTGGTGCAGTGGCCGGATCAGTTAATGAAACTTTTGTAGAGGCACTTGGTTTTGTTTCTGCACTTGGTGCCAGATTTATTCAAATAACTGGATATATTGTAGAATACACTTTCAAATTATTCTTACTATCAAAGGCAATAGCTCTATACAATGCGGTAACGTCTGGATCAATAACTGTAAGCACATTATTTAATACTAAACTTAAATTAATTAATGTTTCCCTTGCAGAAATGATTTCTTTCTTGACTGGCGGAAGAGTTGGAATCGATGCGATTACAAAATCAGCATCATCAATGTCTGAAGTATTCAAAAGACTATTTGGAAATTTTCTAGTTTTTTCATCTAGTGGATCATTATCATTGTTTGCCTCTTTGAGGCAGGTGTTTTCAACATTGGCAGCAGGATCAGTTAGGCTGCTTGTGACACTATCCCCACTGTTGTTAGTTGGAGCAAAAATTGGTGCAATAATTGCAGCAGTGGTGGCTGCTTTTATGCTTTTAAAGAATGCCTTTTTAGAAATAGAGAAAAGAACAAAGGCATTTACAGAAATTTGGAATATTTTAGTAAAGGAAATTTCTGCTGCATCTATAGTTTTTGAGCCTATATTAAACTTCTTTAAAGGCATGATCAGCATCATAAAAGAATTGGGAATGAGATGGTTTGGATTGCTTGTTTTCCAAATATCTAAAGTCGTGGAAGCATTGACATTTCTTGCGATGCAGAACCCATTTAATGTTTTTTCAAAAGAATCAATATCTAAGATCACAGAAATAAATTCAAAACTTAAGGAGTTTTCATCAAACCTAATTGACGTTGGTTTTGATATTTCAAAAATTCCTGTAGAAGCAGAAAGAGCAGTTGCATCAATTGTTCAAGCTTCTTCTGTTAATATAGAAGCTCTTGTGCAAAAACTTAATGCACTTAGAGAGCAATTTAAGGACTTTGGTTTAAGTGATGCTGAAATTATTAGAAAAAGAGAAGCTGAGGCATTAGAAACTCTTAGGTTATCTTATGAAAATAAACTTATTGCTGAAAAAGAATATCAAACATTGAAGAGACAAGTAATTGAAGATGCAAACAACAAAATTGCAGAGCTTGATAAAAAAGCAGCAGAAAACAGACAAAAGATTCTTGGCGAGTCTAATAGAATTATTAATAATGGTTTAGCTAATGCCTTAAGTGGCGGAATACAGAACATTGTTAAATCTATTGCGTCTGGTGAGAATATTTTTAAAAATTTCTCGGCTTTTATTGTTCAGACATTTGGTGATCTTGCAATACAGTTAGGGCAATTTTTTATAGCTACAGGCCTTGCAACTGCTGCTCTTTTAAAGCTTAGCCCAGGCGCAATGATTGCTGCTGGTGCTGGACTGGTTGCACTTGGTGCCATTTTAAAATCATTTGTTGGCAAAGGTATTGGTGGCGGAGGAGGCGGTGGAGTGGCATCTATTGGGGCACAACCATCTCCAGGAGAGTTTACAACTCCAGACGTAGCAAACCCTCAATCTGTTGAAAGACAAGCACCATCTACAAATGTATCTGTCACAGTCCAGGGATCACTCGTAAGACAAGAAGAGCTTGGCCAGTTCATTACTGAGACACTTAACGAGAGTTTCGCTAAGCAAGGCGTGACATTAACCGATGCGAGATTTGCATGAGCTTAACTACATTTAGCGGATTTACATACGGTCACGACATCTCAGAAGATAATCAGTTTATTGATTTTAACGAGGATGGATCAACAGAGATAGGGGCACAAATTAAAATTGGCTCTTATACTCTCCAGACGTTTATTGATGCAGTATCTAACGCAATGAACGAAGCTGGTGACAATACTTACACGGTAACTGTTGATCGTGCGACTAGGTTAATTACAATAACTGGAAGTGCACCTTTTAACTTAACGGTTGTATCTGGTTCACATTTTGAAATATCAGCATTTACCCTTATGGGATTCACGACTAACAGATCAGGTTCAAGCTCTTATGTAGGGAATCAGCCAAGTGGATATCTGTATGAACCACAGTATAAGCTCCAAAAGTATATTGATTTTAATGATTATGTTGAGTCAGTAGACTCAAGTGTAAATACATCTGCAAGTGGTATTGTGGAGGTAGTTTCTTTTGGTCAAAATCAATTTATGGAGTGTAATATAACTTATGTGACCAACATTGTTGGCCAGGGAGTTATTAAGAATAACCCATCGGGCATATCAGATTTAAGAGCGTTTATGAATTACGCTATCCAGAAAAAGCCTATGGAGTTTATTCCTGATTTGTTGACCCCTGGTGTTTATGTGCCTTGCATACTTGAGAAAACACCAAGAAACTCTAAAGGTGTTGGTTTCCAGCTTTATGAACTTTATTCTAAAGGTTTGGCAAACTACTTTGAGACAGGGACACTAACTTTTAGAAAGGTTTAAACATGCCAATCAGCTTTAAGTCAAAACTCTCTTCATCTGTTGCTAATGCAACATTCCTAGATAAAACAATTGATGACCTAAAAAAAGGCAAACTCGGTCTTTATAAAGTCACATCAACTGAAACTGGCGCAATCCAAGACGTCCAAGTTTTCATTAATGAGCTTGCTGATGCCTCTGGTGTAACTGGTGAAGGTGATGCTACCAGGAAAACATATTCTAGCACTAACTATATTTCTAACGGCGATAATAGAAAGGTGGCCATAGGCAAGCTTGATTCAAGCCTATTAACTGCAAACAATAGAATTACTAGCGTTGAAAATGACATTAATACAACTCAAGAGCTAGTTAAAGAGCCTACAGGATTCCCAAATAGAACAGACACAACACTGGCGTTTAATGAAGTTTCTAGGCAGTTTACGATTGCTCCTATAGGTGCAAGTTTTGATGTTCACATTAAGGGAACAAAATACACAAAAACATCTGAGTCAATTGTAATAGCTGACACTGATGGAAATCATTACATCTATTATGATTCAACTGGTCTATTATCCGAGACAACTACTTTTAGCCCATCATTGTTTGAGAATAACGCTTTAGTTTCTATCATCTATTGGAATACATCTAACCAAAAAGCTGCTTATTTTGCCGATGAAAGACACGGTCTAGTAATGGATGGTGCCACTCATGGTTATCTCCATACAGTATTTGGAGCAAGGTATTTAAGCGGTTTAGGACTTCAGGGATTCTCTGTTGATGGAGATGGCTCCCTGGATGCTCATGCTCAATTTCAAGCAGATTCGGGAACAATAAGAGATGAGGATCTTGTTTTAACGTCAGCACTAACCTCATCTATTCCGGTCTTGTATAGAAGCGGTTTATTATGGAGAAAGAAAACTGCTGATTCTTTTCCTCTTATTTATAACGGAACAGCAGGATATACAGGTACAAACATTGCGTACAATGAATTTACTGGTGGGGCATGGCAATTAACCGAAGTCATTAACAATAATTACGTTTTGATTCATGTCTTTGCAACCAATGATTATCAGACTCCAATTATTGCAATCCTTGGAACTGCATCTCATCCAAACGTACCAGCAGCAAGACTAGCGGCTGATTCAGAAATATCTTCAATAAGTGGTCTACCATTTGCTGAGTTTGTTGCTGTTGGGTCAGTGATATTTAAGACAAATTCAGCTTTTACAAATACTCCAAAAGCTGCGGTAGTTTCTGCTTCTGCTGGAGAAAATTATGTAGACTTTAGAGGTGAACAGCTTTACACACCTAGCGGTGTTGCTACTTCTCACAGCCTACTTTCAAACCTATCTAGTGATGACCATCTTCAATATTTCAATGAGTCAAGAGGTGATGCTAGATATGTGAGAAACGGTGCGAGTGTTGGTGCTGGTGAGCCAGTATTTAAACAAAAATCAGGAACTGATCTTCAATTCAAGTCAATTGTGGCAGGGTCAAATGTAACTCTGACACCAGGAACTGACACTTTAACGATAGCTGCAACTGATACAGGAGAGTCAAACACTGCTTCTAATGTAGGCACTGGAGACGGTGTATTTAAGCAAAAAACAGGCGTAAACCTAGAGTTTAAATCTTTAGTTGCAGGATCAAATGTAACCATTACTCCTGGTAATGACTCACTCACAATTTCTTCCACTGATACAGGTGAAGTTAATACAGCTTCAAACCTCGGCGCTACGGGTGAAGGAGTATTTGCCGCAAAGGTCGGAGCCGATTTACAATTTAGAAAATTAATACCAGGCACAAATGTGACATTCTCATCTAATGGGGAAAGTATCACAATAAATGCAGCTGGAGGAGCATCAACAATGGCCGGAACAATTACCCAAACTCAAAAGACAGTCGGAACATCCGCCGTAAGAGCAACAGTCTCGGGATCTGCACCGTCAGCGACTAGAAAGAAACTTGTTCTTAAACCTTCTAAAAATAATACTGGATCAATCTTTATTGGATCATCTGCTGTTACAACAGCTAACGGCATGGAAATCATTGGCCCCGATAGATTAGAGATTCAACTAGATGCTTCTGATTATTATTTAATCAGTGACACAGCAGGACAATTGGTTGAGATTTTGGAGATAGATTAAATGAAAAATATTACAATTCTATTAGTTTTTATTTTTGCCCTTAACTCGTGGGCAGTGGC